TATCAATCGTCTTTTGAGCATTGGTTTGTTCCGTTCGGTAGGTTTGTTCGACTGCGGCCACAGCCGACGCTGCGCGCACGGTTTCTGCGAGCGCGGCGTCGGCCGCTGAGGCGGCCATATCGGAGATCGCTCCCAGTTCGGCCTCGTGTTGCTGCCGAGCGTTCGCAAGATCAGTCCCAGCGCTGGCGATCTGCGCGCCGAGCCGCCATTGCTGCGCGATGCCGGCAATACCGCAGCCGAGCACAAAAACCGCGATAAGTGCTTTCCAGTTCATCTGCTCCCCTCGTCGCGATCGCCGGGCAGCTTGCCAACGAACTTCTGCACCGCCGCCTCGAGTACAGACTGCCCGAGAATGCCAATTGCGGACGCAATGCCGACCAGCGCTGTCGGTGGCATCTCTTTGAAGATCATCAGTACGGCCCCAGCGCTCGCCGACAGTCCTGCACCGATAATCATTCGACCGACGACAAGTCGGGCTGATATCGCCTCCCCTCCGGCCAGCAGCTTTCCAAGGCCGATCACCGCGCCAAGGCCCAGCAGCATCACCAGTTCCTTTTCGTGCTCGTTCAGTTGCATCAGGCCTCCTCTGCATTCCGATAGGCACCCGCAGCGTCGACAGCCTGCCGATGGAACTCCGGCCATGACTCGGGCCGGGGCTTGCCTGGCTGCCACGTCCGTAGATAGACCGCCCACGCGCCAGCCGTATCATCGGCCGCTGGCAGCTTCGGCGGGTCCGTGAAGAGCAGCAGCCGCGCGACGCCGGCCGCGAGGATGTCGTCATGTTCGAGCGTGCTATAGATCGAGACAGGATCGAACCCGACATGACGGGCCTCGCACAGCACGTTCAGCCAGTAGCGGCTCGCATCGTGCAGATAGACGCCCCACACGCCGCCGTGCGACTTCGCCGTGCCCTGCTCGAACTGCCAGAAGCCGCGGGCGGGACCACCGTTCATCTGCCGGCGAGCCGTGAAGTGGCTTTCCTGCAGCCCGATCGCGAGCAGCATGACGCGGGCGGGCCTCGAGTCCATCGCGGACGGCAGGATGGCGAGCGCCGGCGCGATGGCGTCCCTGATCACATCGTCTAGTGACATTGCTGTTCCCCACAAATAGAAGCGGCCGCACAATGGCGGCCGTAAACGAAAAAACCGCCCGAAGGCGGTCGCTAAAAATCACAATCCTTTTACTGTGCCGCGAGTTCGCGGTGCGCGCGGTTCACCTGCATCTGGATAGCGCGAATGCGCCGGCTCACGTCGCGCACGCGCTGCTGGCGCTCGGCAACGTCCCCGATCTCTTGCGCAGCTCTCCCCTCCCTGTACAGCGTCTTGATTTCGCCGTTAGCTGCCTTGTACATCGCCGCTGCCTTCTCGACATTCGGATGAGCCTCGTCAAACCGATCGAGCGTGCCCTGCTCCTCAGCGTACTTTCGCTCGTTCACAAGTCGATCGGCCTCTTTCGATCGCTCCCGGAACTGCACCATGTCCTCACGCAGTGGCCCGGATCCGAACGTGCGCGCCAATGGAATGTCGGTCAAGCTCTTGTCGGTTTCCGCCTTCTCGCCCAGCGCCTCGAATGCCTTGATTGCGTCGAGCGCCCCGCCGCCGCCGTAGCTACGCAGAAGGTGCGAAATGGTTTCCGGATACACGTCAACCCCGGTGGTGTCGTACAGCTGCTGTGCGGCGTCGCGGAACAGCTTCGACGTCTGCGGCCACGCCTGCTGGAATTTCAGCTTGTTGCCAGTCCATTCGTCCGGTTTGTGAATCGGACTGCCCTGCCCGGTCTGGTTCAAGGCGAGTTGCAGAAGCGGCTTCGCGATGCTCGGCATGAACTGCTGCATCACCCAGCCCGCCATATCCTTCGAAGGGTCAACGTCCGTGGGATCGACCGGCGAGAAATTCGACAGCAGACCATCCTTCGCTACGTTCCCCGCGAACGTCCCGAGGTCGTCCAAGCCGTCGGCATAGCGATGCGTCGCGGCCGCGAGCGTCAGCGCGATCCGACCGAAGCCGAAACCCACTGGAAACTTGAAGCCGCGCCCGTCCGGATCGCTCGGGTCGATCATAGTGAGGAAGCGGCCAGACTGCGACAGCGGCACCTTATTGAGCTTGTCGACGCCGTCGTCGTCCTGGCCACCCATCGATTTGAGCGCGCCGTAGAGACTGTACATCAGCGCGTAATGCGCCAGCATCACGGCCGCGCCGCGCGGCGTGCGCAGCGCCTGCGCCATGCGACGCGCGTCGAACAGCGCAGGGCCGGCGAAGGTGTAGATCGCGCCGAGCTGCTGGCCGAGTTTGCCTTTCGTCTCGAAGTTCATCGTGTCCTTCACGTACAGCGCTGCATCTTTCTCGGGCACGCCTGACTCGACGAGCGCCTTGAACAGCGACACGCGCGATGACATTTCCATGTGCTCGTTCACGCGGTCGATGAAGTCGCCGATCTTCCCGGCGGCCGCCTTGGCCTTGAACTTTGTCGTCGCGCCGACCATCTTGCCGAACTCGTTCTCCAGGTTCTTCATCGTGTCGTCTCGGAACAGGTCCTGATACAGCGTCGAGCCACCGAGCTTTTCGTAGCGCTCCGCCCACTTGTGATACTCGCCGCCCGGCTTCATACGCCAGTCCGCGGTGAACACGACGTTGTTGGCGAGTGCGCGCCGCACGGCGCCGATCTTGTCGTCGGTCGGTGCATCCGCCATCACCAGCGACATCATGGATTGCACGTCCCGCAGCTTGTTCATCGGCGGGAACATCGGGTTGTAACGTGTATAGATCGCGGATAGCAGACGCGTCGCCCGTTGCGGCAATGAGAACACGCCGTCGATCTGCGCGCGATTTGCGCCCTGCAGCGCGTCAAGCACCTTCCGGTTGCCGATATGCACAATGGTCGTGTGGTTGCCGTCGCGCAGCACGAGCGCTTCCGGCGACATCGCAGCGCTCGGCTTCACGCGTTGATGCACGATGCCGTCCTGCCCGACGTATTTCTCGAATATCTCGAACTGGTTCGGCGCGTCGTTGACCTTCGCGCCGAGCAGCACCTTGGCGCCAGGGCTCTCCTTCAGGAAGCGCACGAAGTCGCGCTTGAGTTGCTGCCAGCCGACGCGACGAATCGCGCTGTCGCCGGCTTCGAACACGTTCTGCAGCACGTTGTCCGCGAGCGTGCCCGAGCGGCCCATTGCCTGCTTTTCTTTCGGGGCCTTCAGGCCGCCGCCGCCCGGCCCAGAGAAGTCACCCTCGGCCGCGTTGGGGTCGCCTCTGAGCGGCACATACCATTCGTACTTCGGGCGCCCTGCTTCCATTTCCGGCGTCAGCAGTCCAGCGTCACGGAGCGTGCGATCGCTGTAGTCGAGCATCGGCTTCAGGTGGTCCCGATAAAACTTCTCGTAAAACTCGACCAGTCCCGGCGCGTCCCTTCGAATGTCACGCTCGATCGCGTCGATCTGCTCATTAGTTCTGCCTGAGCCGTCGAGCTGCCGCCCCTCAGTTTTGCGCGCGATCTCTGCGTTGCGCTCGCGGCCATGCTTCACCAGATTGCCGACCGTACCGATATCCATGAGGAACTGTTGATGTCCCTCGTCGCCGGGCCGGTCCGCGTACCAGTCCAGCTTCCGGAAATCACGGTTGTACGCATCGCGCAGCGCTTTCATGGCCGGCGTTACATTCTGCCGCTCGAAGTCCTGTCGCGTTTTTTCCGTCGCCCCTTGAAACAGGCGCATCGTGTTTCGCAGCGCCCGGCCTGATTCCGTATTGCCGGCGCGCCGAATGACTTGCTCGAGCGGATTCAGATGATCGAACAGTGACGTCGTGACGGTCTCAAGCCATTTCGGCTGCGCGGCGGATCCGCCTTCGGAGAGGAACGTGCGAGCTGCGCCCCTCGCCGCCGTCGGATTGCGCGACATGGCGCGCATGTTCTCCCAGAATGTCGGCTTGCGTTCTACCTGGGGCGCCGACGACTGACGCGGCCCGGCACGCGAGAAGTCTGCGGGCTCGCCGTCGGCTATACTCTCTGTGTCACTGGAGGTATTACCTATGGCACGTTCAGTTCTTCCTGACGCCTCGACGCTTTCGCCCCAGGCACTATTCTTCGACGTCGAAGGCATCCCTGTTTCCGTCGGCGAACCTGCGGCCGGCATGTATTCGGCGGCGTGGGACACCGATCCACCGCGCAAGTTTTCATCCGACTCAGCATCCCGCAACGGCGACGAAGTTTCTCCGGACCGGTTTGTTTCGCTTGTGCGTGACGCTCGATCCCACGCGGCGTCGTAAATCTCGCGCATCCGCTGGTCCAGTCCGGCAATCTGCGTCGTACGTTCAGGCGTAACGCCTGCAGACTCCATATCCCGCCTGAGGCGTGAACGTTCGACATACAACGGATGCGCCTGCCTCTTGGCCGCGATCATCTCGGGAATGCTGACCTGGATTTCAGCGGTGACGTTGCCGACGCGCACGTTGAACTTGGCGTCGCGATAACCGTCATGCTGCGCTGCGCTACCCGCGCTCAATCTGTCCCGGTGCGAACCGACCACTTCGAACTGCTCCCCAATGCGACGGACGGCCTCACGTGCAGCCTCAACGTTCGGCGTGACGATGGTCCCGCGCAGCACATCCTTGATTTGCGTTGCGTCGCCGCCGTAGTCGTTGACGATCTTGTCGATTGCGCGGTCGCGCCCCTTCAGATCCGGCGTCTCAGCGTAACCGCCCAGCGCCTCCGCGATGCCGTGGACGGTCCGGTCGAATTCGGGCTTCTGTGTCGCGGCCTCCCGATACGCTCTCCGCAACGCTTCCCGGTTCGCAATACTGAGGTTGCGCAGTGTCGGCGCGCTGCCCGAAGTCGAAAACTCAGTCGCCAGGTCATCGCCGTTGAGCGATCGCCCGCGCTCACGGAGATATTGCTGTGCGTCTCGAAGCATTGACGCGACGCGTGCATCTGTCACGTCCCCGCGCAGCAGTCCGGCTCTTTTCAGAAACTGACGCACCGCGTCGATCACCCGGCGCACGACGCTGTTCTGCATGTTGCGCTCGGCCATGAGCGCGATCATTTCCTTGGCGCGACGCTGGTCAGGCAAACCGGGCTGCGTACGGTCGACCTTCTCGCCAATCTCCCTGAACGCCTTGTTCCCCAGCCGCTCGGCTGCAATGACTCTGCCGGTCAGCTCGCGCATGGTGTCGCGGCCGACCATGTTTTCGAGCCCGTAGTGCCCGATCAATTCATGGCGTGCGACCTCGCGCGCGCGGGCGGGACTGGCAATATTGCCGGCGATGAGGGCGACACGATTCGTACGTGGATCGAAGAAGCCCTCGACGTCGTGCGCCCCCTCGGCCTCGGCCTGCCGGCGCACATATTCCGGCGCGTCCGCGAGCGTGTCATAGACGTCGACGTGATGGCCGTGCGTATCGCGCTCGATTGCGCGGCGAACGGCGTCACCCGTCATGCGTCCAGAAACAGAAAGCCCCTCGCGTGGAGGGGCTTCGTGGTTCGGTGCGGTTGTGTCGGATCGTCGTCGATCACTTGAGAACAGCGGATCCTGCCCGTTGGCTGCGGCGCGATCAGCATCGCGATCGCTACCAGTCAGCCTGAAGTCGGAGCGCTGCGCGTCCGCCTCGGCCCGCTGGTCCGCGGCGCGCTGTGCCCGTTCATCTTCTGCTTTGGCGGCGCGCTGGCGCTCGACACGCTGGCGCAACGTCTCGGGCTTCGGGCTGGTCTGTGGCGACTCAGCAGCGACTGTCGCCTTCGCCGCTGCCGCGCGCGTACGCTGGCGCTCGGCGACGCGATCCTGAATGCGTTTCGGTGCCGGGCGTGGCGCTATCGCTTCGCTGGATTGTTCGCCGCCGACCGCTTCAGCAGGTCGACGGTCTGTACGTCCTGCGGTGTCAGCGCCTTGCCGTGCATCACGCGGCGCAGCAGACTCACGCCCTGCGGCGAGCCCCAAATCTTGCGGCCTTCCGGTTTCATTCGTTGTCTCCAGTGATTGGGATGGAACTTTCTCCGCCTCCGTGCGCGCGAACTCCGCGACGCGACGCAGCGCCTGCGCGACCTCCGCCGATCCGGCGTGCTCGCCGATCGCCTGCGCCATCGCATGGACATCGGCGGGGGCTTCGATTGATTCGGGGGCAACGCCGCGGCGCCGTGCGTTCACGATCAGCGCCGCCGCGTCGGCAACAATCGGGCGCACGTCCAGCGCGCCGGCATCGCGCAGATGTTGCATTGAGTCTGCCGCTGCGGCCACGCCTCCGAGCAGGGCGCGCGACTCGCTATCGATCGCATGCGAATACAGGCGCGGGAGATCGGTTTCGCCATACCCGCGCTTGAACGCCGACGCCATCAGGCCATCGACGGCAGCGCGCGTCGGCGTTCCGTCTTCGTCAACCATACCAGCTCGCTGCTCGGATGGAAGCGAGTCGACGAAATCGCGCACCGATGCGAGCGTCGGATCGCCGGCCGCCGTGAACTCGGGAGCGGCCTTCGTCGAATCCTCAGCCGCCGTCGGCGCCGCATCAACCGGCGCGGTCTGCCTTGAGACGTCTGGCGTCTGCTCCTGCGGCGCGGCCTCGTCGGCAACAACAGCCGTTTGCGTGTCGGCGACATCGCGGGCCTGTTGCGCTTTCCGGACGTCGGCCGTCAAACCGGTATCGAGCGCGGACTGACGCGCGGCGCGTGCGTCGGCCGCCTGCTGATACGTCTGCGGCTCGACATCGCCCGTCGCGTCGACGACGAGATCGCTGCCGGCATCGGTCATATCTGGCGACGGCAGCGCCGGCGTCGCGTCCGGCGCTTCGAGCTTGCGTGGTTGTGCCTGCTCTTGCAAACGAGACAGCAGGCGCTGCGCGGCCCGCCCCAGCGAGTTCTGCATTTGTGCTGTCTGCTCGAGCGTACCGTTCCGCAGATCGGACGTCAGGTGGTTGCCGATGTAATCGCGGTTCACGATCTTGGGCAATCCGTCGAGGATCGCCTGCACGTCGGCAGGCGTCGCGTTGTATTGCGACTCGCCCATCGCAAAACCCTGTGGCGCGTCCGGAGCGCCAATGCGATATGTCGGAGCGGGCAGCGCAAGCGGATCAGCGGACGCGCCGGCGGGGGGCGCGCTGTCTGTGGTGGTCTCGGCAGCAGCATGCGGTCGACCGCCGATCGTGCCGCCCAACACGCCGCCCATTACTGCGCCTTCCGCCGTCGATCGCGCGACACCTTCGGTCAGCGACTGGTCCGGCAGAAAGTTACGGATTGCGGCGTTTGACGCGAGCTGAGTGCCGCCGCTCTGCGCAGCGTTCGTGGCCGCTTCCAGCGCGGCCACCGCGGGGCGTTGCAGTCCCGTGGTCAAGCCGGCGAGGCCGCGCTCTACCGGTGCGATCCGCCCCGTCACCGCGCCCAGCAGCGCGCTACCGAAGACTTCGGGCCAATTTCGTGCGATGCCGGCGAGCTCGGCTTTTGCGTCTGCCTCGTCCATTCCCGAGTTGCGAAGCTGCGCATAAGCGGGGCTGCGCGACATCAACGAGGCGTCCGGCGTGCTCTGCAATTTGTCGTAGATCAGACCGCGTGCCTGGCCGCCGCCCTGCGCGCCGAGGACTGCCGGAACAACAACCGGTGCGGCCGGCCCGCTGACCGCGCCCGCGACAAGGGCGGGCGCAAGGCCGCCCACGACGTTACCCGCAGTTTGAAGGGGACTGCGCCCCATGCCGGCGATGGTCGGCATGATCCCGGTACCGCCTTGCGCCTCGTCGGCGGCCACCTCGCGCGCCACGCGTGCGCGTTCATCACGAACGACTGCCGATTGATTCGCCTCGCTTTCGTCGACCACGCCCTGAATGCCCCGCGACAAGGCGTTGCCGGGGCTCGCCAAATCGGAAATCGACTTGACGCCGCGTAGCGCCGCATTGATAGGCGTGCTGAGAGTGTCGCCAACGAATTCAGCCGTGGAGCGCGTCGGCGCCTTCGGCTTGTCGCCGGCGGAGCGCTGGTCGAAGTAGGCGCGCAGCGTGTCCGGATCTTCGCCGTGCGCCGCTGCGATATCGCCGATTACCTTGTCGCGATAGTTGTTCCAGATCTGTTGCTTCGCCGCGTAGTCCGTCGCATCGAAGTTGTTCGCCGCTTTATAGGCATCCCACGTCGGCGCAGCCGGTCCCATCTGCTGCGGACCCTGCGCCTGTGTGTCGGACGGATCGAGGCCATAGGCAGCGATCGGCGGCGGCGGCGCGGGTGGCTGATACGGCGTCAGCACGCCGAGCGCCTGCAGCCGGCCTGCCGTATCTTCCTCGGCAATGTTGTATGGGTTCAAAGTGGTATCAGGCATTGTTCACGATGCTACGGATATAGTTGTCGATCCATGCGGAGTAGTCAGGCGCCTGCGCGACGGTGGTTGGTGCTGCGTCCTGTCGTTGCGTCTGTTGCGACGCCATGCTTTTCGAAATCGCGCCGGGCGCCGTGGTGATCTTCGCGATCTTCGGCCCGCTCGCTGGACCTGCCGCCGGCGCGATTCCATACAGCGCATCCGCGTCGATCGGATAATCGGTCGGTGCATTGGCGCCGAGTCCTGCCGTCGGCGCGCCGGTCAAACTCCCATAGATGCTGGCCATTTTGTCGACGTATCTGGGATCTTCCGCATAGCCGCCGCCCTTCAAGGCCGACGAGAAGCGCATAACGTCGTCGCCAGCGCCGAGCGCGCCGGGGTAACGGCGGGTGAGCAAGGATGCGTAGTCGTCGCCGAATGCCTCCGGCGTCGCATAGGCGCGATACGCGTCCCGGCTGCCCGTCATGTTGTCGCGAGCGCGCACACCACGCCCCGAAAAGTCTTTGATGTTTCCGAGGTTGTTGGTGCCCGGAATAACGGATTTGCCCCATCCCGTCTCAAGCCCCCATTGCGAGAGCAGAACATCGCGAGATATGCCGGTCTGTGCTGCGACCCGATCTGCGACGGGTCCGTATTGCTGAACGAATCGAGCGCGCTGGTTGTCGGCCATAGCTGCGTTCTCCTCAACTGCCGCGAAGCAGTTTCAGCAGCGCCAGGTCATTGGCGGTCAAGCCGCCCGGCGCGGACGGAACGCGTTGGGCCGCATCCGATATCACCGGTAGTTGCCCCGCGCCGCGTAGCGCATTCAGATAGACCGGCTGCGGAGCTTCGGCCGCCGCCTGCAACTGCCTCATCGTTAGCGGCGCGGCCGTCGGCGCCGCTGCGGTAGTGCCCGACACAACGGGCGAGACCGGGGGAACAGAAGCGGCCGGCGGCAACGATGGAGCGGGCGAAGCCGTTTCATCGGGATAACCGAACGGGTTCGAAGCGGTGGCTACTGGCGCCGTCGAATACATTGCATTCATGCCGGACGTACCCGTACCAGCGGGCGCCCCGGCCGGCTGGCCCTGCAACTGACCCAAGACCTGATTGATGCGCTGTAGGGTCTTCGCCTGTTCGACAGGGTTGCCCTTCTGCGATGTGTAGAGACGCTGCAACGATGTCAGTTGGGCCTGCAAAATTCGGACGTTGCCAGCGCCACCGCTGCCGCTATTCCCGTACCGCAACTGGTCGTATCGATCGCGCTGCGCGAGCTGATCGTTTCTCCACTGCGACTGGGCGGCCATCGCGTCCAGATTCCCGTAATAAGCGGCCATTGGATCGACGTTGCCGCCGAATGCCACGGCAGCAGGGATCTGACCGCCGCGCGAAAACGGAGTCGAGCGGCTCCCGTTTGCATCCGTGTAAATGAGGTTGCCATTCTCGTCAGTACTCGCCGTGATCCCATAGCCGGCGTCGTTGAGCCCTTGGGTCGTCATTCCAGCGCCGAGCGTGCCGCCAAGCGCGCCACCCAGATTGGCCTGCACCTGACCCGCGGCGCGCTGCTGTTCGAGCGCAGCATTCGTGAGGTACGGATTCGCCGCGACCTGCTCAGGCGGCAAATTGGAGAACACATATCGGGCGATGTCGGCCGGGTTCGTCATGCCCTGCTGCGCCGCTTGCGCGCGGAGCTTCTGGATTGACTGCTCCGCGACCAGCTTGTCGAGGTTGACGCCCGACTGCTGCGCATTGAACGACGCATTGTTCACGCCGTGCTGCACCATGTCGTTGTAGCCAGTGTTCAGCGTGTCGTACCTGATCGAGTTCGCCGTCGCGTTCGCGTCGGACGCCGTCATCTTCTCGGGCATCTGATAGTCGGCGAGGTACCGGTCGCGCATCTTGTTTGCGGCGCTCAAACCAGACGTCAGCGAATCGTCGCGCACCTTGTTGAAACCGCCCGCGAAGTCGGCGATGCCGTAGTAACCCATTGCGTTTTACCTCAAGCGAAAGTCGACGATGGACCGAGGGTATTGGCGTCCCACAGCGTTCCGCCGTTCGACGCGCCGAACCCATAGCCGAGCCCGCCGGGCCCCATGAGACCGGCGCCGCCAAATCCGACCGCCGACGAGAAAGAACTAGAGCCGCCGATGCTTGAACTGGTGCGGCCGCCCTGTGTCGAGCCGAACCCCGTCGGCGCGCCGACCATCGACAGACCGGCACCCATCAGGCCACCAAGGCTCGACAGGATCGCGCCATAGAACTGGTTACGACCGGCGAGCTCGATGTCGGTACCGCGCGCGAAGCCCGCAGCAGCTGCATTAAACTCGGTGACCGACGAGGCCTGAATGTTTCGCCCGATATTGAAGAGCTGGATCTTGCGATTGAAGAACTTGTCTCGGCGCGATTCCTGCCGCTCCTCGAGGAAGCGCCGCACTCGCTCTTTCGCCTCAGCGCTGGTTCGCGCCTCGTCGATGGATAGCTGTCGATCGATCGCGATCACGGCACCGATGCAGTAGCGGTTCCGGCGCCGCTGTGCCTGCGCGCGAGCGATACCGAACTGGCGCCGGATATCAACGATCGCGCGGTTCGCCTGGTCCTCGATTGGTTCGACGTACTCGGGGCGCGCGCACTCCTCGTCGATGGTAGCGTCCTCGCACGGCGCGAAGTGAGTGCTATAGCGCGCATATTCCTGCTCGGCGATAGTCTGCTGGCGGTCGGCGATGTCGTATTGCTTTTCCGCTGCATCCTTCGCGGCCTCCAGCGCATTGTTGGCGAGCAGGGTTTGCGCCGCAGCGTACGCGGCCTGCGCGACGATCCACGCGATGCGCCACTCGTTCTGCTGATCCGTCCACTTCTTGACGTTGTCCGCCTGCTGCTTGCGCCACTCGTCATCGTTGGCCTTCGCCTGAGCGGCCCATTGATTCGCATTCGCCTGCTGGTTCATCCAGACCTGGTTGACACCGTACTGGACACCCTGACCCAACGGGTCCTGCATCTGCGACCAGTTGGTAATCGCTACCGCGTCGCCGCCACCGCCCATCATTCACCTCGCTTGCGAACGATAATCGTGCCCTGCGTTTCCCAGCCATAGCGGGTAGCTGCCCGTGCGAAACGCTCGGCGTTCTCGATATTCGTCAGATAGCCTCGCACCTCTGACGCACCCATTCCAAAGCACCAGCCGACGAATTGCTCAGAGAGATCTCGTTCCGCCGTCGTGCCCCGGTGCTCGGGAAGCACATACGTCAGGATGTCCTGCCCGTAGGTGCGATCCTCGAAGGCAAAATTTGAAAGAGCGCCGCCGATGAAGCCTGCAGTGATTCCATTGACCTCCGCGACAGCAAAGTACAGATCCTTGCGCGCGCCCGTAACGGCAAGCGTGATAGCTTGGAGCGCCTTGACCGGGTCCGGCTGTGCATCCGGATTCACCTCGTGCACCGCGGCGGCGAGCATGTTGATCGTGTCGGTGATGTGCCGATAGTTGCAGTCCTGCTGCGCGTAAATTTTTGCGTTCAATTCAGACTCCAGAAAAGCGAAAGCCCGCACGCGCGGGCAATTGGAAGCGACATATCAGACAGCCAGTTCGCGCACGCTGCTGGCGAACTTGATCTCGCGCACGCGCTCGACGCCCGCAACCTCGACAGCGAAATCCACACCGCGCCGGTTTGGTGGAAGCCTGAAGGGCTGAGAGCGCCGGACGGGTCGATCGAGCGCGAGCCGTTCGTCGGCCACGAACTTGAACTGCACGCCGAATGGCGCGATCCTCGATCGCGCGTACGCGTCGAGCGTCACCAGCGCAGCCGAAAAATTCATCTGTCCGGGCGTCGCCGTGGTCCTGCTGCGCCAGCGATACGGAATGAATTCGGCGCCCGCGTCCCACTCGTGCACGATGTTTCCGAACGCGAGATACAGCTTTCCGTCGCGCCCGGTATGCGCGGCGTTCGGCGTCAGCGTGAGCGGCATCAGATCGTTGTTTTGCAGTCCGTCGTTCTCGATGCCATCGCGGATATCGAACAGAAACCCTGTGCAGTTCGTGAAGCCCGCGTACTGCCCTTCGACGGTCGCGGCGATCATCGTATGGGGCAGCAGTGCCTGCCAGTCGTCTGACGCATACCAGGGGCCTGTGACCATACTCATGCGCCGGCCCGACAGATACATGAGACCGCCCAGCGTCGCGTACATCGCACCGTCTGGCGCCTGCACGGCGCTCTTGCGCGAGACAATCGGCGCGGCCTTCGGAAAGCGGAACACCTTCCGGCAACATTGGCCGTCCGGACATTCTTCGGTGATCGCGTACGGGTGGCCGTCGGTCATCGCGTACAGAATCCCGTTCTGCCATTTCATCGCGCGCACGTTGTCGTCGAGCGCGAGCAGATAGTCGACGGGCCACGCCTGCGGCTGATACGGCTCGCAGAACCAGACCTGATTGCCGACTGAGCCGGCAAGCACGCCGTTCTCGAGCTGCGTGATGTTTTCGAGGCCGTCAGGCGGTGGCGTGTATTGCTCCGACACCAGCGGCTCGCCGAGCTCGTCGGTGTTAGCAGCATCGACGTATTGCTGTGCGACCGGTGCGAGGTCTGTGACGAATAGGTAGACCGTCGCGGTTTGCTGGGCGGGTTGCGTGCCGTCGATGAACTGCGATGCGACGCGATACAGCCGGATGGCGGCGATGTCCCAACCAGCGGGCGGCGCTGGAATGTCCACCGCGGCGGCGGCTCCTTCGTGCATGTCGAGCAGTGCATTGCTCGGCAGCGATGGCGCGCCCTCCTCGCCGAAACTGTTCACGTAGGTGTAGACGTAGATCCTGCTGCTAGTGATCCTGTCTGGCAGCTCGGCGTCGAGTGGCGTAGCGACGGGTGCGATATCAGGCAGCGGCAGACCGACACGACGCCACACGAACGGATCGTCGCCGTCGGGCATTTCCGCGACGACCGGATACGACTCAACACCGGTCACATAGACGCGCTCGCACGTCGGCAGCCACTCGGCCACCTCGACGCATGGATCCGCCCACGTGAGCCAGCGGCACCCGAAACGGTGCATGGTGCGCACGCATGCAACGTCCGACGTGTAGACGGGCGCCGGTCGACGAAACGGTTCTAGCAGGCCGTGCCACAAGCGGCAATTCTCCGCCTCGCTCGCCATGTTGTCCTTTAGTAGAGACGAGGCGTAGCGGGGAACGATACCGCCGAAGCGCGAAATTTTAACGACCGCCATTGCTAACCCTCTTCTGCGCCCTGTTGCGCTCGATCAACTTGGCGCGTCGCACGTCCAGGCCTTTCTCAAAGTGCTGCGCCATGCGCGCGCGATACTCGGGATCCTGCCATCGCCTGCGCATTCGCTCTGCCCTGTCTGACGCCGTGCGCCTAGCCGTCGCCTTCGCCTTCGCGGTCATCCGCTCGCGGAACGCAGGATCTTGCCAGGCACGTGCAAGACGCTGCGACGTTGCGGCGTTCTTGCTCGTCTCACCGCGATCGAGAGCTTCGCGTCGACGCAGGACGCCGTCGCCGACTAACCCCGGAACACCCGCCCCGCCAATCGTCCGGTTGTATCCACTCGGGGAAAGAGTGGCTAGGCGTGCGATATGAAACTGTTCCCGGCTGTATGCCACCGTCTGATTTGGGCACGCTTCCAATAACTCGATCACAAACATGCTCTTGCCGATTGCACGCATCGCCTGTCCAACGAGCGAATTCGGTTCGCGAAAATGTCGCCCGAACCGTTTTTGAAGTGACTCACAGGTCGCGCCTACGTAAGCCATGTCAGTCAACAGGTTGCGAATTTGATAAATCGAATAGGTACGCTCACCGTCGCTCATATCACAACCGTACCGGTACCAAGGAACAGGCCCGCCTGCTTGATAAAAAGCAGCGTCGATACCGGCGATGCTCCCGGCGGGTAGCTCTGCGTTGCGCGCCCGTTCGCGGGGATGGTCGTCGGGCCGACGACCTGCATGCCCGCGGCATTCTCCACCGTGAATTGTTGGCCGACGGGTCCCACGACATAGATCAGGTTTCCATCCTGCTCGAGGCTCCAGTTTGCCTGCGTCGCATCCGCACCGGCGGGCCCCTGCGCGCCTTCAGCACCGGGCGAGCCCTGCGGACCCTGCGCACCCTGCGGACCGATCAGCGACCTACCGGCGCCCCAACCGCTTGCCGTCTTTGGACCGTAGATGATCCAGCTAATCGTGTCGATGTAGAAGTCGTCGACGTTGCCGACGTTCGCCGCCGGAGCACCTGCGCCGCCCAGCACAGACGCCCCGCCTGGACCAACCGGACCGATCGGCCCAGCCGGTCCATCCATACCTTGCGGGCCGCGCGGACCTTGCGGACCTTGCGGCCCGGCCGGTCCCTGAACGCCCGGCTGCCCCTGCGGTCCTTGCGGACCCTGCGGGCCGGGTACGCCAGTGCCGCCCGAGCCGTTGCCGCCATCGCAGCAACCCCCGCCCGTGAATACGATGTTCGTGCCGGATCTGATCGCCGTCACGTAGCCGTCGCGAATTGTCAGCGTCACATTCACATACTCACCGTCGGCGAGCTGCGTCGTCAGGGGACGCTCGGTGATTTCGCCGCGCTCGTCCTGCCTATATTCCGCATTGCCCGCGCGCCACGTAGCGCCCGCGTGAGCCGGCACGTCCACCGTGACGCTGCAGTCAGCCTGCGTGACCTCGACACGATCGGAGCCCGGCAGCACTTCGCAGACGGCCGGTTGCACCCCACCGAAGCCCTGCATGATGAAGTCGGCCAGATTCATCGGCGTCCAGGCAAACGAGACGCACGAGCCGGTCGTATGGCTTGCCGCTTCCGTGCCCTCGATATTGCGTTCGATCGTCACGACGCCGGCGATAAGTCCGGTCACTTTGACGATCTCGAAGCGGTGGGCGCCTCCGACAATCAGCCGCGTGTAGTCGCCGGCGCCGGACAGCGCCGCGGCGATGCGCGCGATATCGTTGTCATGGAGCGGCAGAACGAGTGCGTCGGCAGTCAACCGGCCGCGCAGCGTGGCCGAGAAGCCCAGCATTGGTCGAAACATTTAGCAGCCTCGGGGAACGTCGTAGGGTGGGACGTAAATTTCGATAACGGGCGAGCAATCGCGCGCGCCATTACCACAGTTGAGAAATCCGCAACCGGCAGGCGAACCATCGAAAACGTCGCAGTCCGCAGCGCGTTCGATGTTTTTCGCGCCGGTCACATGGCAGTCGTCGCGCAGCTCGAAGACGAGCTCGCCGCATGTCGATCCGGACACAGAGAAGCGAGCCTTGTAGAAGCCCGGCGCCGCGCAGAACAGACGCCGGTCCCACTCGAACACCATGCGGCCGTCGTCGTCACGCTCGGCAGCCGCGTAGCGGATCGGTTCGACGTCGGCGCCGATGCGGTGCAACTCGAGGCGCACGCATTGCGGATCGGCTGCGCATGCGCTCGACGCGGCAAAGCTGAAGGCAGTTCTGACCACAGTCCGATCGAGTCGAACGATTGAAGGACGTCGCATGTAGACCTCAGACGAAGCGCGGGGCGAGTGCTACCGTCGTGGCCGTCGTGTCGCTCTTGAGCGCCTGCACGCGCGCTCGGGCAATGCGCTCGTCGAAGCTGCGACCGCGCGACGTTGCGAGCCGGGGATCGGTGAATTCGTAGCCCGGCAACTGGTAGATGCGCGCGAGCGCGCCATCTTCGATCGCGTTTTGCCAGTCGTCATACAGGACTGAATCGACCTCACACGCCGATTGCGTCGGCGTGACCACAAACCGGATATCGATCGCGTCCGGCACGTCTTTCTGAGGCGATGCAGACAGATGCACCAGACCATCGCGGATGGTGTACCGGACGCCCCAATGGGCGAATTCGAGGTGGTCGCGCTTTGCCCGGTACGTGCTGGTCCCGACCCGCACCTCCGTTACACGCGCGATCTGCTCGCTGTCGTCGGGCCAGATCGGGTAATCGACGACATGCCGCTGCTGGTCGAGCGTCACCCGCCGGCGCAACGCATTGCTGCGTCGGCAGAATTCAATGCACGTCTGGCGGATGTATGCAACCGCCATCGTCTCCGGCAGACCTTGCGCGGCAGCCATCACGAAAGGCAGGAACGCATCCAGCGGCGTGCGCTCGATGAAGTTATCCATTCGATGCCCTCACTTCCTTGTCGTACTTGTCGTCGACCTTTTGCGACAGACCGATGAGGCTGTAGAAGCTGTTCTGGTGGGCTGTCGCGTTCGCGGTGCTGTTCTGGCTGTCCTGCTCTTTCGAATAGGCGCGGTAGAGCATCCACTCGATCGCCGCGTTGTGGAACCGCTCAGGCATGGGAAGCGGATCCTTCACGCCGGCGTGCGCGGGCACGGCGGTGAAATTCACCATGACCACGACGTTCTCCCCGGCCGGCACCGGCGGATCGACGTAGAAGGCTGTCTGCTCGACCGGGTCGATCGAAAACGAACGCACCACATATGCGCCCGCGCGCGGGCCGCACGCGAGCGGCGCGAACCAGTTGGCAGCAATGCGCGCCGCGGCGGCGTCCGTCTGTGTCGGCTGACCGATGACGCGGCGGAAGCTGTCGAGCGTGCCGTCGACGCGATAGAAGTGCGTCGCGCCGTCGGGCAGTTGCTGGCGCGTGCCCGGTTCGAGTTCGACTTTGCGCGACGTCGAGGCGAGATCGGGGCGCAGCATCACGAACTGGATCGCCGCGTCGTTCGCGTATTCGATCAGTTCGCCCTCGGTCCACTGCTGCATCTCGAAACCTTGCTCGGCGTCGCTCAAAAGCTTCGCGACCTCGCGAACGAGCTCGCCGACGGTGCCGGACATCACGAAGCCTTACGCGCGCGCTTGGCCGGCACGGGCGGCGGATCGCTCTCGGGCGGGATCGACTGCGCCGCACCGTCGGCGCCCGGTGCGTCAGTCGTGCCCGGTTCGCCGTGCGCAGTGCGCTCGCTCTGCTCGCCCGAAGCGCCGCCATCCGTCGCGCCGCCCGCGCTGGTGAGCGCGTCAAGATGCGATTGCAACGTGAGTACCTGTGCCTCGAGCGCCGCGCTGCGCTCGCGCTCGTCGGATAGTTCCTGCTCCAGCTCGACGATCCGCGCCTGATATTCCGCGCTGTTGTCTGCTGGCAAGGTGAACGCCACGCCGGAGTTGATAGGCGCCGTGCCCGCACCTCGGTCGTCGCGCAGACCGGACTGCAGCGTGTCGCGGCCGCCCGCGCCGGCGTCCGTGATGATGACGCCGACCTGTTCCTTGGGATTGCCTTGCGGCGTGAACGTCCGCGTCTCGCTGTCATACTGGCCGGGGATAAGACCAGGCTGGAAGGCGAGCGCCGGATGCGCCGGATACACCACGCCGTGCGCGTCCTGATATGCAAACTGTTTCATGGGGAGCCCTGAAAAGAAGAAGGCCGCGGCGGTGTCCCGGCGCGGCCCTGGTTGCGATCCCTGCTACGTGCGGATCAGTTGCCGATCTGCGGCGTGATGACGATCGGCGACACCCAGAAGCGCAGATCGGTCGGCACGCTCGCCGGAAACGAGGTCAGTTCGATATCCAGCAACTCGACGCGCTTGATCCAGATCGGTGTATCCAGCATTTCTGCATCCGAGTCGACCTGTGCCGCATTGACATTTACCAGCAACCGTTCGCTGAAGTGCGTCTTGATTGCGAACGAAACGCCGGCCTCGGGGTTTTCGACGCCCCAGGCATAGCCGACCAGCAGCGAACCCGAACCGATCGCGCACGCGCCGATGATGTCGCCCTGAGACAGCGTGACGCCATCATTGGCGAGGCGACGCAGATACTGCTGCAGGCCAGCCTGTCGCCGCGTGTCCTTCTGGCTGAAGTCGAACAGTCGCGTATTCGAAAACATCGCCGGCGCGCGGTGCGCGGCCTGCGAGAGATGATCGTCAATGCGCAACATCACCGACGGATACATCTCGTTGTTGGGGTTGCGGCTCGGGGCGCCGCCGTGTTGGAGTGCGTGATACATGGATTTGGCTCCTAAAGAGATGCGGGGTCGACCGGCGCACGCGAGCGCGCCGCCGGTGAGGCGATCACGAGAACGTGCAATACAGCGCGGCGAGCGCGTCCTTCAGGAACGGCTTGTGACCGTAGACCCACAGGCCGCGGTAGTACTTCCCGAACGACTTTTCCATCGTGATGATTTCGTGGTCCTCGAGCTGCTGCGCGAAACCCGTCGCCTTCTTGTGGCCTGCGACGATCCAGTACGCCGTCTTGCCGACGGCGAGGTCGGGCACCGTGGGAACCTGATCGGTGAAATAGACGTTGAAGCCCATGATGACCAGCGGGAACCGGCCGTTTAGGATCGGGCTTTGTGCCATGCCGGTCAGGTACGCGGCCTTCAGGTCAGAGGACATGAGCGCGTTGCGCGAAACGTTGGGCAGGATGACGAACATTTGTCCGTCCTCCCAGCGGCACGCCTCGCGCAGCACGACGTCCAGACGCGTCAGCACTTCGATGATGTTGGCCGCCGTGATCGGTACCGGATTGCCGATTTCGCCCAGGTCCTGACTCTGCGATTCCTTGCCGGCGTTCATGCCCTTGTTCGTCGGCGCGGTTTCGAACGCCATACGCATCAGGACTTCCGGGTCCAGCAGGCGCTTCATGTTGTAGTCGGCGCGCTTCAGGAACGACTCGACCCACTTGTCGATGAACGCAATCTGCTTTTCGTCGATCCGGTCGAGCTTGACGTTGTAGTACTTCGCCCGGTCGACCACCATCGTGATCGATTCGCTTTCGAGCTCCTGCGGGTTGAGCGTGCCGTTTTTCTGATACTCCTCGATCGCCACTTCCGGCTCGACAAAGTACGTAATCTGGTCGCCCGATTTGTTCAGGTCGCCGGCGTAGTCCGTATCGGTGATGTCGCCGGCGACAAACGAGCAATACCCGCGGGCAATCAGGCGATCGCCGAAGTGCGGCGTGATGAGCGCGTCGCTGTACTGCGAGTAACCTGCCGAAGATTTCATTTCCTACCTCATGTCTGTGAAACAAGGCCCGCTCTGCTGGCCTCGTTGAACTCTGTTTCGAACTGCATGAAGTCCTCTTTCGAGATCCGGCCGGTGCGCATGGCATCGACCTTTGCGCGGTAGTCGGATGCGCGAAACTTTGGCGCTTTCACGCCGGACGGATTCGCTGCAGTTCGGTCTGGTGTCGCGAATTGAGCAAGGCCGGTGGGCTGCTGCGTGGCCTGCGCCTGCGCGCTTGCTGGCGTCGTCGTCTGCTGCGGAGCTTGCTGTGTCGTCTGCGCATCAGCAGCGGGCGTCGGGCGCGACTTTTTGAAGTCGTCGAAAATGCCGACGATCGTCTCCATGTCGCGTGCCTTGTGCGCCGTTCTCAACGCCTCGGCCACGTTCATTCGCGTGTGTCGGATGGGCTTCTTCAGGAACTCCTGCCAGTCGGGCGCCGTGGTGATCGCCTTCATATCGCCGACGTGCCTGCTGACGTCTCGCACGAACTGCCCTTCCTCGGTCTGTCCGATGCGTTCCGTCACGGTGCCGGCCTGACTCTCGAGCGTCGCAATCTTCTTCAGCAGCGGCGCGGTGGCGCGAGCGATCAGCTTTTCGGCGACCGGCATAAAGTCGCCATACGTGGCCTGTTCATCGTCACTCAGCGCGGGAAGGTCGGGCTCTGCCTCAGCGGCATTCGCCGCGGCGTCGCTCGCCGTCGTGCTACTGGCTGCCGCTCCTGTCCGCTTCAGCTCCGCAAGTTCCTGGCGTGTCTCCATCAGGAGATCGGTGAGGTGTACGGTGCCGCGTGCGGCTTCCTTGGCTTCGGCAAGCTGATCTTTCAGGCGCTGGATATCGGCCTTATAGCGGCCCTCCATGCGTCGATAGTTGGCATCGGCGCCAGCATCTGGATTGGCTTCGGCCGTGGTCGTGGTCGTGGTCGTGGTCGTCGCGGTCGCAGTACCATCGCCGTCGTCCGTCGAGGTGGCGTGCGTTGTCTCGACCGCAGTGCCCGTCTCGATTGCAGACGGATCGCCCGCTTGCTCGGTCTGCGTGGCGTTGCCATTCAACGCTTCAGCGTTAGCTGCATCATTCGTCGGAGTGCCGGAAGTGGCCGCCTGGCCAGCCGTGGTGTCCGCTGCGATCGGTGCGCCGTCGACTGCGTTAAATTTGCCCTTCAGGTGTCGGGGGAGTCCCATCGTTCAATCTCCGTGAGCCGCCATGTGGCGGAAGTCACAAACAAGAAGCCCGCGAGGGCCAAGCCAAATCGCGGGCGAAAAAAAACCGACGGGCATCGCTGCCGGTCGGTGCATTGGTGCAGAACTAATCCGCGTCTGTTACTGCTTCGGTTTCAACGTGGAAACCAGTTCGCCGAGGCATCGGGCCTCGCCCTGCAATCGGCGAACGCTCACATCGTCGTCCGCGCGCACGCATTGGTCCTGCGCGCGCAACTGATTATCAGACAGCCAGGCCAGAAAGATTTCCCAGGCTTCGCCGCGCTTCTGTAGCACATCTATTGCGTTGAGCTGCTGAGTGTTCGGCGCCCTCATCGAGAACCCGAACCGCCGCAGTTACAAGACTTCGTCGGCATGCGTACGCCGCTCGAATCGGTCGCGCTTCGCACGGGCTTCGCCGGCGCGCGCGGAATCGTGTTCTTGACGGACTTCTGGACAACTTTCGGCGTCGGCGCCGATGCGGTATTTCTCATATTGCTCACCTCTCTGGTAGAAGTCGCGGGTACGCGGGCTAGTAAATGTGGTTGCCGAGCAGCTGATACCGGAACTCCGCTCCGGGCTCGATGGTGTGGTGCCCAGCGATTCTATAGCCAACCGATATGCTCGTATCGCCGTTGCCTGCGGGCAGCTTCGCATAGACAGGCAACGTAAATGGTGCGACCGTGTCCCCCGTCTCTGAGTAGCCTCCGGTGATGCTCAGCGGCATCCCGACGAGGTCAAAGGGGTTAAGCTTGCCGATTCGCCCGCTTACCGTGAAATAGATTGTCCGATGCCAGTTGAGGGCGACTTTTTCAGTGGCGACGATAAGCAGTGTGCCAAGAAAGAAATGCGCGTGATCAACTGGCCCATGGGGGATGTTGATAAGAAGGCCTTTAGTCACGCCGAAATCCGCCTGTGAATACGGAACCGCGACTACTTCCCCCGTGTACGCATCGAGTTGCGGAGCGTAGGCCAGCGTATCGCCTGCCGCGAGGGGCTTGTGATGACTGCCGTCATGGACGACAGGGGGTTTCGTTGCCATTGAGTACCTCTGCTGTGCAGTTACCTGTAAAACGGGACTTTTCGCCCCCCGCCGAGATCCAGAAAGCCGCTCGGGGTACCGAGGAACATGTTGCGCTGGCCGTAACAGGTTGTCGGAATGTCCGTACCTGTCGATAGGTCCGGTGGCAACGTGGCGCCGATGACAACGCTGACCCCATCGACATCAACTTGCAGCAGGTTGTTACTCACTGCCGCAGGGTGAACAGCCACGCCGTCGGCCGCCAGGGTGACGCCACCGTTTGGATCGATCCGCAGTTGCAGCGGAGCCGCGACTGAGCCATCGCCGGTGAACGCTTGACCTGCATTGATAGGAATGAACTCGGCCAGATTGACGACAAACGTCTCCCCTCCTTCGATTTCGAAAGTCATCTCGAAGGTGTCGGGATTGAAATTCACCAGACTCAGGAACTTGTCCATCGGAATACTGCCGATGACCTGATTGATCCGGTCGTCCACTTCTCCGCACGTGGGGATCGCATTGCCCGGCACATGTCGCGACCCATCGCAGCGCAGGAACACACTGGCGATCTTGTCGGGCGACACCTCGAGGTCCTCGATTGCGTCCTGAATGCAGCACGAGAGAGCGGCGCAAAGCGCGGTCGCGAGAATCTGCTGCGCCTGCTCGTTGTTGGCGATCGCGGACGCGACCCGCAAGACATCGATCCGCGGGTTCGGGTACTCGCCGGTCAGGTCGCCGCCCGCGGCTCCTGACGGCGGGAGCGAATCGGGAATCATCGAGGCCAGCAGTTGCGTGAGCAGCAGCTTGGCAATCGGGTCGCTCATGATCCTGCCGATGGCGGCCAAAGCGTTCAGCCTGGGGTTCGGATAGTCTCCTTCGAGGTCTCCACCGGCCGGCCCGCTCGGCGGTAGCGTAGCCGGGCTCTCTCCGCAGCAGCCAGTCATGTTCATTGCTCCAAGTAAAAATTCATGGGTCATCGAGGCCGCGAAGTAGCTCACGTATGCGCCACCTAGCGCCCCGTCAAGAATGAAGCGATAGCGGCCCGGGATCGCGATCGCTATCTGGTTGCACTTCCGGGTCATGACGACCTGGCGGCCGCTCATCATGTACGGGGTGAAGTACTTCCCCTCGCCCGGTCCGTCGACCAGCTCGACGCGAACGCTTTCGCCGAGGCCGAGCGCATGCGCGCGAACGATGACCGGCTCGTCGTCCACCTGAATAGTCGCTGAGACAGGATCGAGCGAGTCCGGCCCGAACAGGACCGTCGCACTCAGAAACGCCGTGCGGCGCGTACGGGTCGAACCTCCAGAGTTGAGCGCCATCGCTTACCCCTTGCTGCACTGCATGTAGGCAGACAGCCATTCATGCGACATTGCGACCGGATGCGCGCGCACGACGACCAGACCGAGGGCCGGCGGATCGCCGTCCGTGCGTTGCAGCACGAACCGGTAGCGTCCGGGAATACCGATCGGCAGCACGTTGCGCCGCGCGGTTAGCGCGGATTGACCATCGAACGGACAGAACGGCGCGAACATTCGGCCGGCGCCGTCGCCGTCGACCATCTCGACCAGCACTACATCGCCGTCGGTGAGGTTGTACGCTCGCACCACAATCGGATCGTTCTCGACCTGCACGACGTGCGACAGATTGCTTGAGCTCTCGGCGCCAAAGATCAGGCCCGCACGGGCGGCGTCGCCGCCGGCTCGCGCCTGACGGCGTCCTATGTTCGTATGGAGTGCCATGTCAGATCACCTGTCCCGGCCGGAGCTCGCCAGCGATCGCCGTGTTCAGACGCCGCTGCAACGACCACGAATCCTCGCTTTTCATCGGCACCAGCAAAATCGGGTTGTGCCAGTAGAGCGAGCGACGGCCGTGCTGACCGACGCCGCGCTCGTCGTAGGTAAAGACGCGCGGCCCGAACGCCACGACGGCGCGACCGTCGGCCGTGATACTCGTCACGCGGCCGTCACCGAAAAAGAGGTCGTAGACCGGATCGCCCGGGTCTACGTCGTATCCGTCGAGTTTCATGAAGCCCTCATAACAAAAGAGCCCTGTCACGGGCTCGGGAATTGACCACCTTGCGTCGCCTGCACCGCGGCGGCCTGCCGGCCATCGAGCGCCGGCGGTGGCGTGCCAGGTTGCATCGACGGCTGGGATGCACCGGGTGCACCGCCGCCGCCGAATGCACTCGCGATCTCCTGATCGACCTGGTTGTCGGGGAACCACAGCGTCACGTCGTAACCCTGCTCGCCGAGCCATTGCTTGAGCATGTCCTGCGCGGCCTGCTTCGGCACCAGTCCACCTTCGACATACGGCGTGACCGCCTGGAGGGTTTCGATGCTGCGGGCCTGCGATTGCTCTCGCTGCAGGATGCCTTCGGCGCCCTTCGCGACGACCTTGGAATCGGCCTTGATAGTCGGGTCCGGATCGAACAGCATGTTGAACGTCCAGTACTGGCTGATGATCGGCTCGATGCCGTCACGGTCCATGTTCATGATGACGTTCTTGATACCCTTCAGCGCACCGCCATACAGGAGCGACAGACCGCCCATCGTCTGCCCAGCGCCGCCGACCTGGCTATTGCCATACGTGTAGGCGGGAATGCCGCTAAAGTCGTCGGCCAGCTTCGAGAACCGATCGAAAATGTTCATCAGCTCCGCAGCGATCGACGGTGCTACGACGTAGCGCACCGCGGCGCCGCTCCCTGCATTGCCCGGCTTCGTGTAGTAGACCTTCCACGGCATGATCTCTTCGGGCTTGTCCTCCGACTCGTCGAGGCGATCAACGTCGATCTCGACCATCGGGCCGCCGGCATGCGCCATGTTCTTCAGCAGCGATCGCACCGCGGCGTTTGCCGAGCGCTGGATATCGCGGATGAACTGCGGCACGCCTTCGCCCCAGAATTGCCCAGGGAGTTTGTTGAAGCTCGTCACGTGATACGGCCGACGTCCGAGCGGATCGGGATTCAGCAGCGCGCGGATCGCGTAGTCGCCCACGAGCCACACGTTGCACTCGTACTGCGCTTCCGGGTCGTCGACCTTGATGCCCCATTCCTGCAACAAACTGCCTTGCACACGTCCCCAGAAGTCCAGAACGTCGATGGTTTCGCTCGTGTGCCAAAGCGTGCCCTGCTTCTTCTCGTCGTGCGCTCGCGCGCCGTCGCTCGACAGCCAATCGCGAAAGCCGTTTTCGTACTCCGCGATCACCATCCGGATCGCGTCCTCGTTGAAATTAGGCAGGCCGATGCACTCGAACAGCTTGGCCTTCGTCATCCGCATGCGCTCGATCAGATTGTTTGCGTCCTGCGGATTGGTCGCTTCTGGCGACGGATACAGGTCGAGCGGCGACACGCGTTCTGGCACCTGCATCGGCTCGTTGTTCGTCACCAGCGCGTTGCCGTTCCATTGCAATGTGCGGCGATACCGAACCACTGGCCCCTTCAGGACGCCGCCCGGATACGTCACGATGTCCGACTGCCACTGCTCGAATACGGCACGCCAGCCAGCCTCGGTCATCTGGTCGTTGATCTTGTCCGTCATGCGCGAACACGCTTCCGCGGCGAGGCGCTGCATCTCGCGTAGCGCGGTGGCTTTCAGCTCCTTTGCCCGCGCTTCGTCGAGCACGGGGTTCGGATAGCCACGCGCAATGACCTCGCGAATCACGAGGTCCGAAACCTGATTGAGCATGTAGTCGGGCAGATCGGGGATCGGCGTCGGCTCGATCGTCCACGGCATATCTGCTGCGTTGACCAGCACGTCCTTGATCCACGCTTCGGCCGCGCGACACTTCAAGCCTGTGATGTTGATGAAGACATCAATGCCGCCCAGCTTCGGCAGATCCTCGGCGTCATACTCGCCGTTGCGCTGCCGGGTGCATCGCAACATCGTTTTCTCGATGCCGCTGCTCTCGCGGTGCGCGTGGTTCGTTCGCCAGCATTCACGCACGTGCGCCGCCAGTTCGCTGATCGGCCTCTCAGCCTGCTGCTCCTTCGCCTTCTGAAAGCGTGCGCCTGGCGGCGGCTGCTCGATGGGCGACGCCTTCATCCCGATAAGCGATTCGCTCATACGATCATCACCTGTTGTTTGGTCCGCGTGCGGCTTGGCCCCACGCTAGGCCATTTGGTCGGCATGTCCTTGATACCGGACAGACCATCGAAAAAGTCGTCGTGCCGCCCTGCGGGGAACGGCAGATATTCGTCGTTCACAAATTGCGCGATCAGGTCGCGCGGTTGGCCGTCATAGCCCGTTTTCCACATGGTTTCTGGAAACCACCAGCGCTCGGCTTCGAAGTCCGGCGCCAGGCGCTCGATGCGCGGGTTCTTTTCGCCGACTTCCGACAGCGCGATTACCTTGAACCGGTAGTTCTCGCGGCCCTGCGCCTCGAGCAGATATTCGATGTCCTGCTCGTGCCCGGTCTTTTTGTAGCCGGTCTCGGCGGGTTTCCATTTGCGATGGAGTTCGATCACGCCTTCGGCGCGCTGCTTCAGCGTCAGCTTGTCGTATATGGTGTCGAGCAGGTAATAGTTCGAATCCATATGCAGGCCGATGATGTGCATCGCCGTGTAGTCGCTGTTCTTCTTCTGCGTGCGGGCTGGATCGATCAGCAGATAGCGATTCATCATCCACGCCGCCTGCATCACGTCCTTGGCGTTGTAGTAGCGCAGCCAGTCCTTCAGGAACGTGCCGCCGCCCTTCTTCGGCGGCTTCTGCTGATACAGCGCGGACCACTCGCGCGAGCCCAGCGTAATACGCTTCATGTCGAGCGCCGCAGCGCTGAAACGCTCAGGTACCAGCGGCTCGCCAGGCTTGCGGCCGAGCGCGTCGTCGTCATCTTCGGCAATCGCCGGCAGGCTGATGACGTGCCAGTCCTCGTGCTGATGCTCACGCGACAGCCATCCAGCGAGATCGTCGTCGTGCCAGCGCGTGTGCATCACGATCAGGATCGAGTCCTCGGCGAGCCGCGTGTACACGACAGAGCGATACCATTTCTTTACGTGCTCGCGGAACGTGTCCGAGTCGGCCTCGGCGCGCGACTTGAACGGGTCGTCGATGATGAACACCTTCGCCGGGAAGCCGGTACCGCCGCCACGGATCGTCACGCCGAGGTACTTGCCGTTCTCGGTCGTGCTGAAATTGGCCTTTGCCGTCGTGCTCGGGTCTAGCACGCTTCCCGGAAAGATCGCACGGTGCATCGGCGATGACACCGCGCCACGCACCGAGCCGCCGTTCAACTCGACCAGATCATCGCCGTAGCTCGCCGCGATGATCGGCCAGTCCGGATGCTTACCCATGATCCACGCGGGCAGCTTGCGCGAGACAATCTCGCTCTTGCCGTGCTGTGGCGGCGCAAAGATCATGATTCGACAGTGCCCGGCCGCGACGGCATTCTCAAGCTCGCGCGCCAGATAGCGATGGAAGCGGTTCGCTCGGTAGCGTGGATCTGTCAGCAGCGAGTAGACGATAAGGCTGTCGCGCGCCGACGCGACCATCGCGGCCACGCTACTTGCCGGCGGGGTCGTCGAACTCATAGCCAGCACTGCGCAGCATCTCGATCGCGACACGCTCGGCCATATCCGGCGTGATCGCCTCCGTTATGTCGGCCACGCCGATTGCGCCCTTGTGATTGTGGTCGTGCACTTCCTTGAACATGCCGAGGTGTTGGCCGACCTTCACCGCTGCGTCAAAACTGGAATGCGTCTTGACCTC